TGCACTTGACGCCTCGCCCTGACCGGGCGCATACTCCGCCGCAAGAGTAGTACCGGGAGCACCTAGAGGCCCCGCTTGGCCAAGTTGGCCGGGCGGGGCTTTCGGCGTTCTGGGCCCCCGGGAGCGCTGGCCGGCCGTGCCGGAAGCGCTCATCTCACGCGGGCCGTGCCCGCAAACCACTGGCCGTGCCAGGGAGAACCCGATGAGCGAACCGACGACTGATCCCCAGAACCCGCCCCCGGGGCAGAACGATCCGAAGCCCGAGCCCGGCAGTGCCGGCGGTGGCGAGGATCTCGCCGCGACCCTGAAGGCGCTCCGATCGAAGCTCGACTCGGTCTACAAGGAGCGCAACGAGCTGCTGAAGCGGTTCGGAGATCTCGACCCCGAGGCGGCTCGCGCGGCGTTGCAGGCACAGGCCGACCGCGAGAAGGCCGATGCCGAGAAGAAGGGGGAGTGGGAGCGCCTGCGCACCAAGCTGGCCGAGGAGCACGGCAAGGCGCTCGAGAAGGAGCGCGCCACGGCCGCGCGGCTGCGGTCCTCCCTCGAGCGGCAGATCGTGCGCGCCGAGGCGGTCCGCGCGATCGCCGCGGCGAAAGGTGACCCCGATCTCCTCCTGCCTCACGTCCTCGCCTCGGTCGAGGTCGTCGAGGAGGGCGACGAGTTCGTCGCCCGGGTCCTCGACCCGAAGGAGCGGGGCAAGCATCGGTTCAACTCGAAGGGCGAGTACATGACGATCTCCGAGCTGGTGACCGCGGATCTGCGGGAGCGGTTCCCGCGAGCGTTCGAGGGCTCCGGCACGGGCGGCAGCGGGGCGACCGGCTCCGCTGGCAGCGAGGGAGGCGGCGCAGTCGTCCTCACCCGCGATCAGGCGAAGGACCCGGCAACCTACCGCCGGGCGAAGGCGGAGGCCGAGCAGCGGGGAGTTTCCCTGCGTCTCGCCTCCTGAACCGCGCCGGCCCGCTGACGGGCGGCGCTTGAAAGGGAGTGCCCCAGATGGCGACCAACACGCTGTCCGTCTACGACCCGATTTTTTACGCTCAGGAGGCCCTGCTCGCGCTCGAGAAGAACCTCGGCATGGCTAGCCTGGTGCACCGCGGCTACGACAAGCAGCCGCAGCAGCGCGGCTCGGTCATCACGATCAAGAGCCCCGCGACCTTCTCGGCTGAGAACGCGCCGAGCTCGGCGCAGGACCTGGTGGCTGGCGAGGTCCAGATCACCCTCGACCAGTGGAAGGAAGTCAAGTTCGAGCTCACCGACAAGGAGCTCTCGGCGACTGGCGAGGAGATCATCCGCGATCACATCCGCCCGGCCGCCTACGCGCTGGCCGACGACATCGACCAGGCGCTGCTGAAGCTCTACAAGTTCATCCCCTGGTATCACGACGTCGCTTCGACCGCGGCGCACACGGATCTCCTCTCGGCTCGCAAGATCCTCCGCGACAACAAGGTCCCGCTCCATGACGGGAACCTCTTCGCGGTGGTCGACAGCGACATGGAAGCCGACCTGCTCGGCAACTCCGCATTCACGCAGTACACCGGGGCCGGTGATGCCGGCGTCACCGCGCAGATTCAGGGCAGCCTCGGCCGGCGGTTCGGGATGGAGATCCTGGCGAGCCAGAACATCCAGACCCACACGAAGGGGTCGGCGAGCACCGGCACGCTGGCCGCGAACGGGGCGGCAGCGGCCGGTGCGACGAAGGTCAACCTGGACGCTGCTGCGGTCACCGGGACCCTGGTGGCTGGTGACTCGCTCGTCTTCGCGGGGCACTCGCAGCGCTACGTCGTGACGGCGACGGCGACCGCCAGTTCCAACGCCTTCACGAGCGTCGGCATCTACCCGGCGCTGAAGAAGGCCGTGGCGGACGACGAGGTCGTCACCGTCAGCCTCGACAACCACAGCGCTGCGCTCGCCTTCCACCGGCACGCCTTCGTGCTCGCGACCGCGCCGCTCTCCGAGCTCGGCGGGCAGCTCGGCGCGAAGATCGCCACGGTCGCGGATCCGCAGACCGGGCTCTCGCTGCGCAGCCGGCTCTTCTACGACGGCAGCAACTCGAAGGTAATCGTGGCGCTCGACGTGCTCTACGGGGTGAAGACCCTCGAGCCGAACCGCGCGGTGCGGCTCCGCAACTGAGCGGCAGGGGAGTGGCGGGCGGGGCTCGGTCGGCTCCGCTCGCCTCCCCGTCCGAGAGGAGAAACGCGATGAAGTATGAGCTCTGCGCGGTGCAGGATCCGGCCGATCCCCGGCGCCGGCTACTGATCCGCGCGCAAGACTTCGCCCCCGGGATCCACACGCCCTGGGAGTCCCAGCGGGGGCCGAGTGACGAGGAGACCGCAGAGGCGCCTCCGAAGCCGAAGCGGCCGCGCAAGCAGAAGGGGAGCAACGGGTGAACGCTCGGCGCGCCAAGGCCCTGCGGCGGGCAGCGCGAGCTGCGCAGCGGGACTGGGTCCGGCGCAACGCGGTCGTTCGGGTTTCGTGGTGGGCACGCCTCGCGCTTGCGGTCCTGAGGCAGCTGGCGGCGCTCGGCGCCCCCGGTTGCAGCGCCGCGGCACGGCGCGTCGGTGCCCTGGGCGTGCGGGTCGAGGTGCGCCCGCCGAGCTTGCATGGAACGGGCCGGCGGGCGGTGGCTCCCTCCCCGCGCCGCTCTCTCCTCGGCGTCTGCTCCCGCAGGCCGTCCGCCGGCCCTTTCTCGACAGCGGGAGGGGAGCTCCCGTGACCCTGATCGTGGAGACGGGCGCCGGGCTCGCTGCGGCGGAGAGCTACGCCTCGGTCCCCGCGCTCGACGCCTACGCGGTCGCGCATGGCAGCCCGGCGATCTGGTCCGCGGCCAGCCTCGAGCTGAAGGAAGCCGCGCTCCGGTATGCCACGGCCTGGCTCGACGGCCGCTACGAGTGGGCGGGCGCGGTGCGCGACTCCTCGCAGGCCCTGGCCTGGCCGCGGGCCGGGGCGACAGATCCGGATGGGCGCGGGTTGACCGGGATACCCCCACGGCTCGTGCGCCTCACCTGCCAGGCGGCCCTCTACCACCTCGAGGAGTCACTCGCAGCGCCGCTGGCGCGCGGCGGAGCGATCAAGCGCGAGAAGGTCGGCCCGCTCGAGGTCGAATACGCCGACGGGGCACCGGCTTCCCGCACGTTCAGCTACCTGGATGACCTGGCCGCGCCACTGCTGAGCTCTTCTGCAGGTGGATACGGCGTGGTCCGGCTGGTGCGCGCATGACGCTCCTGGCGCTTACCCTCTTCGAGTCGCACCCGGAGGTGATCTCCGCGATGGTGTTCATCCTCCAAGTGCTGGTCGCCACTCTCGTGGCCGTCCTGACGGCCTACTTCAAGCGGGAAGTCGAGATGTTGCGGCGTGCGGATGCCGAGGAGCGCTGCGAGCGCAGCGAGCTCGAGAAGCGCGTCCGCTCCGAGATCGCGACCGTCTTCGGCCGGCTCTCCGCCGTCGGGGAGCGCTTCGATCGCGTCGACACTGCCGCGGCAGATCGCCGCGTGGCCATCGCCGCGCTGGAGGCGCACTACACGGAGATCAGCCGGCGGCTGGATCAGATGGGCTCCGAGCTCCGCGAGCTCAATCGCCTGGTGCGCGAGGTCGTGCACCGGCGGCGCGCCACGGACCACGCGGGCTACGGGGAGTGACGCGATGCCCGGAGCCATGGACAAGACCCTCCGTGCCGCGGCAGTCCGCCTGATCGGACGCTACGGAGCGCCCATCGAGATCCGGCGCCGCGCCGGGGGCGGGTACGACCCGAATACCGGCGCGCTCGCTTCGGGGGGGCAGGTCCTTTCTGCCCCGGTGCTGGGTGTCCTCGAGCGCTTCTCCCCGGCCGAGATCGCAGCCGGAGTGGCGGAAGCTCCGGACGTCAAGGTCCTGCTCGCGGCGGCCAGCGTGGCTTCGCCGCCGCAACGAGGCGACGAGCTGGTGCTCGAAAGCGGGCGTTGTCTGCAGGTGGTGGCCGATCCGGAGCAGCTCTACTCCGGCGCGCAGGCCTGTCTCTACTCCGTGCGAGCGCGAGGCTGACCATGTTTGTCGTGCTCAACCTGGAGGAGTTCGAGAACGATCTGGATCGCTGGTCCGACGAGATCCTCCCCGAGAAGATCTCCAAGATCCAACTGAAGCTGGCGTTCGACCTCTTCGCGGCGCTGGTGCGACTCTCGCCCGTCGACAGCGGCCGCTACCGCGGCTCGTGGACGATGGCCGCAGGCTCCCCCGACGAGTTCACCCTGCCGGAGGCAGTTGGGCACCGACGCGGTGACCCACCCGTCTACGGCCCGCCACAGGCGAATGACCTGCGGCCAGCGACCACCTGGGCAGCGCTCAACGTCATCTGGCTCGCGAACCATCTGCCCTACGCCGAACGCCTCGAGGAGGGGCATTCCGGGCAGGCGCCGAGCGGGGTCGCTGCGCCCGTGCTCGCCAGCCTCGAAGCGGGTGGGTTCCTGCGCCGCGTCGAAAGCGAGGCCGACTGATGGCGTTCGGAGATGAACAGAAGGTGGTCCGCGAGGTGCTCGCGAGCTGGGAAGACACCGTGGTCGACTGGTCGGACTTCAACGCGGGGCGCTTCGAGCCCCCGGCGCCCGACCCCGCGGCGGGCGAGCAGGCCAGCTGGATCCGCCCTTCGGTGCGAGTCGGGGATGCGCGGCGCGCCGAGCTCGGCCCCGTGGCGATCCGGCGCACCACCGGCGTCGTGATCGTGCAGGTCTTCGTGCCGATCGGGGCGGGCGATGCGATCGCGGCGTCGCTCGCCGCTTCGGTGGCCGCCATCTTCCGCGACCTCGAGCAGAACGGCATGCAGTTTCTCGAACCGCAACCGCGACCGGTCGGGCCGGAACCCGACGGCGCCTGGTATCAGGTCAACGTTGAAATCCCGTTCCGGCGGGACGAGAGGATCTAGGAGGTCCACATGGGCAGCAGCAACCGGGTGCGCGTGGCCTACGTCGCCGAGAGCAACTGGGGCGTAACGCCGGCCACCCCCACTCTCACCACGGTGCGGCGGACCGGGGGGAGCCTGAAGTCTCCCACCGAAACCGTCACCAGCAACGAGATCCGCTCCGATCGCAACCGCGCGACGGTGCAGCGGGTGGGGGTCTCGGCCAACGGCTCGATGGAGTTCGAGCTCAGCTACGGCTCGCACGACGATCTGCTGGCCGCGGCTTTCGCCTCGGCCTGGACGACGGCGATCAACTTCAGCGGTTCGGTCCAGATCACGGCACTGACCGGCACCATCGAAGCGACGGCGGCGTTCACGAACGCCTTCGTGGGGCAGTGGCTCAAGCTCTCGGGCTTCACCACGCCCGGGAACAACGGCTACTTCCGGGTCGCGACGAAGGATTCCGCGAACAAGATCACGGTCGAGGACCCCGGTTCGGTCCTCGAGGACGAGACCAAGAGCGCGGCGATCACCTCCGGCGGCTGCCTCCGCAACGGGACGACGGAGTCGTCGTTCACCATCGAGCAGTCGCACCTCGATCTCGGCTTCTACCTCCAGTTTCTCGGCATGCGCGTCGGCGGAGTGAACCTCTCGATCCCGGCGAGCGGGCTCATCACCGGCAGCTTCGACTTCCAGGGCAAGGAGGCCACGACCTCGGCCGCGACCATTGCGAACACCCTCACGGCTGCCGGCACCAACCCGGTCTTCAACGGCACCTCGCACTTCGCCGCGCTCACGGTGGGCGGCGCCGCGCTGGCGGACAATCTGACCGAGATCTCCGTGGCGCTCACGAACAACCTGCGGCAGCGGCGGGCGCTCGGTTCGCTCGCTCCAGTCGGCGTGATCTACGGCACGGCGGATGTCACCGGGTCGTTCCGGCTCTACCCGACCGGCAAGACTCTCATCGACAAGTACCTGGACTTCGAGGAGTCCAGCCTGGCGCTGCGCCTCGTGGGCGGGGATGGGAAGAAGAGCTACATCCTCACGATCCCGAAGCTCGTCTTCACGGGCGACCTGCCGGAGACCGGCGGGCTCGATGGCGACGTCACGCTCGATCTGAACTGGACCGCCTACTACGACTCCGGGCTCGACTGCACCATCCAGCTCGATCGCTTCGCGGCCTGATGACTCCCCCCGGAGCCTCGGTGTCGGGGCTCCGGGGACAACCTGAAAGGAGAGAACGAATGTCTTACCTGTACGACTTCGACGTCGACCTCGAGACCGAGGGCAAGTGGATCGAATGGGGAGGCGGAGTGGCCTTCCTGATCGCCGCCGCTGGCAACGAGAACGCGAAGCGGCTTTCGGAGAAGCTCAACGCCAAGTACTCGCGCCCCGGGTTCCGGTCGCGTCAGCCGACGGAGGAGGAGGCGGTCGAGAACCTCCGGAAGATCACCGCGCACGCGATCTGCCGGGGCTGGCGCGGTGACCTGCGGAAAGTCTTCGGCCCGCAGTTCGCTGACCAGCTCCGAGCGCTCGGGGTCAGCGTCGACGACGACGTTTGCCCGTCCTATACGCCCGAGGTGGCCGAAGGGCTCATGCGGCTCGAGGTGGTGCGCCCCGGGAGCACGGCGGTCAACAAGATCGGCGAGCGCTTCCTGCGTGACGTGGTCCGCGTGGCGACCGAAGAGGACCTCTTCCGCGCCGAACAGGTGGAGGAGGACCGGGGAAACTGACCGAGGCGCTCCGCTGGGAGCTCTGGTGGAGCCGCCTCCCTGAGAAGGAGCAGGATGCGATTGCGGAGCGCAGACGGAGTGGCAAGCGGGTGCGACCGGAGCATCTGCCCCCGGAGATCCCCGCGCACCTGGCGGCGATCTGGGCCGGGTTCTGGGACCTCGACTCCTGTCGCATGGCCGGCATGGTCCCGGGGCGCATCCCGTACACCGCCATGCTCGCCTGGCTCGACGAGCACGGCGTGTCCGTCCCGGACCTCCGCCGCTGGTACGTCGAGCTCTGGCAGGCGCTTGACGCCGAGCTGCTGCGCGAGGCGGCGAAACACTCTCGCCCAGAACCGACGGAGTCAGCCGGGCCTGCGAGGCCGGGCTCGCGCGTGACGAGGCGGTAGATGGCCAAGTCCTACGACGTTTCCATCGGGATCGACGCCAGAGAGGCGAAGCGGGGCGCGCAGGACGTCCGTGCTTCGCTCGCCGGCATCAAAGCCGAAGCTCGCGAGGGGGCGAGCGCGATGCGTGCCGCTGGTGGGGTCTGGGTTGCGGCGCTGGCGGCGATCGCCGGAAGCGTGGCGATGGCGTCGAAGGCGGTCCGGGCGTTGGCCGAGACGGCGCAGCAGATGGAGCCCCTGACGCGTTCCCTCACGCTCCTCGGGGGGAACGCCGCGGCGGCCGGGCGCGAGCTCGAGTACATCCGCGGCGAAGCGCGCCGCCTGGGGTTGGAGACGATCTCGGCCGGCGAGGCGTACGCGAAGTTCGCATTGTCGTTGCGAGGGACGGCGCTGGAGGGCGACAGCGCGCGCAAGGTCTTCTCGGGGGTGCAGACGGCTGCGACGGCGCTGGGGCTTTCGGCGGGCGAGACGGCGAACATCCTCGACCAGCTCCAGCAGATGACGCAGCGGGGGACGGTCTCCGCCGAAGCGCTGGCCGGGCAGCTTGGCAAACGGTTGCCGGGTGCTCTGGGGCTGGCCGCGCAGGCGATGGGCGTGAGCACCGACGAGCTCCGCGCGATGGCGAAAGAGGGGAAGCTGCTCGCCTCGGACCTGCTCCCGAAGCTGGCGGAGACGCTGGAGAGCACGTACGGCGCTGCCGCGGCCCAGGCAGCCGACGGGCTCGGCGGCTCGCTCACGCGTGTCGGCAACGCGTGGACCGACTTGAAGGTGGCGGTGCTGGAGAGCGGTCTCGACAAGGCGATGGAGGCGACGGTCCGCGGCGCCGCGCTCCTGCTCGAGTGGCTGGTCGGAGTGGTGCGCAAGGCCGCACAGGCGATCCGCGGTCTCCTGGTCGACTACCTCCAGTATCAGGCCGAGGCCACGCTGGGACTTTACCGGGCTCTCGAGAAGCTCCCCGATGCACTCCCCGGGGTGCAGAAGCTGCGCAACATAGCGTTGGGCTTCACGGGCACGTTCCTCGACATGCGCGATAGCCTCTCCGGCACGGCCGGCGAGGCCCTAGCGGCAGCTCCCGCGCTCGGGCAGGTCGAGGAGGCTGCCACGGGGCTCGGCGACAGCGCCAGGACTGCGGCGCAGGAGCTGGAGCGCCTGATCGCCGGGCTCTACGCGCGGCTCGAGGCTTCGGACCCGCGACGGATCGTGCGCGATGGGCTCGAGGCCCTCCAGGTGCTCGAGCGGATCGAAGCGGCCGGGCTGCGGGGCACGGAGGTCTGGCGTATCGCGGCCGAAGCGGTGGTGGCGTACGCCGAGGCGCTGGCCCAGGCGACGCAGCCGATCCCCACGCCCGAGTGGACGCCTGACATCAACCCCCGGGAGTTCGAGGAGCACATCACGGCACAGGTCCTCTTCGATGTCGACGCGGTGAGCGCTGTGTTCGCGAAGCTCGAGCAGGATGCGGCGAGGGCTGCGGATCGCCTCCGCGGCGAATGGGGCGGCGTCTGGGACTGGTACGAGAAGCGCGTCGCTCAGATCACCTATCTGCAGCGCAACGGGGCGCTCGAAGCATCCGAGGCCGCCGGCTACATCCGACAGGCGTGGGTCGTCGCGGTCGGCGGGATGGCCAGCTCGATCGCTGACGCGTTCGGCCACATCGAACAGACCGCCAAGGGCGCGACCAGCCGCATCGCCGGCTACCTGGCCGGGCTCGCGCGATCCGTGCAGGGCGCCTCGCAGTTCGGCTCGAATGTGTCCACGATGGCTACGGGGCTCAAGATGTCCGCTGGTGCGGCCGGGGCTCTCGGGTCGGTGGCGACCGTGGCCGGCATCTACTACGCGATCTACCAGCTCGGCAAGCAGATCGTTGCGGACCGGGCCGCGCGGCGGTACAGCCCGCAGGGGGAGGTCGGGATCTCCGGGGGGCACCTGAGCTGGGCGGGCGGCGAGTTCGCACAGCAGATGCGCGACCTGATCAGCTCGATCGAAGACACCCTCGGCGGCTCGTTCAGCTCACTCTCGCGGCTCGCGATCAAGGTCCGCAACGACGGGAAGGATGTGCAGGCGTTCGTTGACGGGGTGATGATCGGCAAGTTCAAGTCGGTTGACGAGGCGATCAAGGCCGCCTTCACCCGAGCGCTTCGCACCTCGTCGCTCTCTGGGGTGGACGCCCTGGTCGCGCAGGGGGTCGCGCAGCTCCGGTACTCGTCGATCGACGAGGCGCTCTCGAAGCTCGGCGCGTTGCGCGAGATCGCCCAGCTCGACTTTGGCAGCGGCTTGACGTCGCTCCTGGAGTCGGTGCGTGGCCTCGAGCAGCTCTGGGCCGTCCTTGCAGAGCTGCGGGAGGCGACTCCGGCGGTGGTCGCCGGCTTCGAACGGCTCGCAGCGGCCGAGGCGCGAGCCTGGCAGGAGGCGCGGGACGCGATCACCGGGCGGGAGAGGACGGCGGAAGAGGAGCGTGCCTACCGGGAACAGCAGGCGCAGATCTTCAACGCCGAGCTCGCATTGCGCAAGGCCGAGCTCGAGCTGCGGCGCTGGGAGCTCGCGCAGGAGCTCGATCTCCTCCGCGCCCGGGTCGAGATCGCGCGCGGCCGCGGAGAGCTCGGGCTCTCCGAGGAACGGATCCGCCGGGGTGAGCTGGTGCGACAGGGCGAGGTGCTCGGGGCCGAGCTGTCGATGCGCTCGGACTACCTGCAAGCGCTCGGAGCGCTTGCCCAGGGCGAGGCCAAGATCCGGCAGGCAACCCTCGAGGTCGGGAAGACGGCCGTCGAGGCGCAGATCGAGCTGCTCGAGGCGCAGCTCGCAGCGCTCGACCAGCTCCTTGCGGCATTGCCGACGTCGATCGATCTGGGCGAGATCCGCATCCCGAGCCTGGGCGGGGTGGACGTGTCCGCCGGCGGAGGTGGCGATCCCCTTGGCGACTTCCTGCGCGAGGTGGCCACGCTGTCGCGTTCGCTCCTGCCGCCCGCGGCGCGGCAGCTCGCGGAGCTGAACCTGCAGTTCGAGGAGCTCGTCGCCCGGGCGCTCGAGCTGGGGGTCTCGACCGAAGAGCTCGACCGGATCTACGGCGAGATGCTCGCCGCGCTCCAGGCTGATGCGCGGAAGCCGTGGCAGGAGATCCTCGCGGGCAACGGGCCACAGGCCGATTTCGACCGGATCATCCAGGCGATGATCGCGGGATTGCAGGACTACTTCGATCTCGGCCTCGATGGAACCGAGGTCATGCAGGCCGCAGCGGTGCAGCTTGCGGCGCTGCGGGATTCGATCCTCTCGTCGCTCTCGCCCACCTACGCGATGCAGATGCAGATCGACGCGCTGGCAGAGCAGATCGGCTTCCTGCAGACCAACATGGAAGCTCTCGGGCTCTCGGCCGCGGATCTCGACGCCATCCTGGGCGAGCTTCAGCTTTCGAACTTCCTCTCGCTGGCCGAGCGGATGGCGGGCTACCTGGACGACCAGGGCCTCCTGATGGAGCTCGAACAGCTTCGCTGGGAGCTCGAGCGGGGCAACCTGCGCATGCAGATGGACCTGCTGCTCGAGGCCGGGGCGCTGAGCGAGGAGCAGTACGAGCGCCTCGTGCGGATCTGGGACCGGCTGCCGGATGCTGCCCCGGCAGGGTTCGGGTCCGGGCGCGGTGGGCGCGGCAGTTCGCCGGAGACCAGGGTCTTCTCCGACGCCGTGGACCGATTCCGGCGGGCGACCGAGCAGCTCATCGCCTTCCAGCAGGATCTGCTGCTCGGTCCGCAGTCGGCGCTGTCTCCCGAGGAGCGGTTCCTGGAGGCGCAGCGTCGGTATCAGGACGTTTACCAACGGGCGCTGGCTGGCGATCTGGATGCCCGGGAGCAGTTCGCACAGGTGGCGCGTGACTACCTGGATGCCGCGAGGGACTTCTTCGCCAGCTCCGAGAGCTACGCCTTGATCTTCGAGCAGATCCGCCGAGCGCTGGAGGTCCTGATCGGGATGAGCCCGCCGCAGGGCGGATCTGGTGCGAGCGGGCCGGCCTCCGGCGGGTTGCCCCGAGGTGCCACGACGCTGCCGGGCGGAGTGCCCTGGTGGCTCGCCGGGGGATATCCAGCCGGCGGCGGCGGAGCGGGCGCGGGCAGCACTCCGGCCTCGCCTGGCGTCGGGCGGCTGGAGGATGAGATCCGCAACAGCGGGCAGTCGCAGGCGCGGGGCACGGAGCTGCTCCGGCGCGAGCTCGAGACCATGCGCGAGTCCCAGGCAGAGCAGCTGGGCGAGATCCGCCGCCTGAACACGACGTTGACGCGCCGGGAGGCTCAGGCGCCACGAAGGAGTAGCGCGGCATGATCCCTGGAGTCACGGCGATTGGCGAGGTGGCGATCAGCGAGCTGCCCTTCGCGTATTCGCAGGCGCACCCCAACCCGCTGACCGCGGTGCTGGCCGATCCTTCGGCGGAGCTGATCTATGCCCTGGAGGCCGATGCGCTGCCCGCCGAGAGGCAGTGGCTGCGGTTCACGCATGACGGCGGAATCGGCACCGTAACGTCCGGCCTCCTTGACCCTCTGACAGATGGCAGCTACTCGGTGTCCGTGCGCTTCCGGCTGAACAAGATCGTCCCGGGGACCTGGCAGATGCTCGGCCCTCGTGCGTCGCGCGTGACGTTTCGCATTGCCTCCGGCACGACGCAGCTGGAGTGGGATGGCGGGGGGGACCTAGTGATCCCGATGGGCGAGCTGGAGCTCGGGCGCTGGTACGTTGTGACGGCCTCGAACCTCAGGGTCGAGGAGGGGGTGTTCCGCGTCAACACGTACGTGAACGGCGCCCCGGCGGGCTCTGATTCTGGATACGGGTCCGATCCCCCCCCTCTTGAAGGCATCTCGTGGGGATCGCATACGTCAGCTCCCTGCTACGCGGACGTCGCGCGCACCCGGGTCTGGCGCACCGCGCTTTCTCCGGCCGAAGCTCTGGCCGACGCGCTCGGCGAGGAAGTACTCCCGGACGAGCTGATCCATGCGAGCGACTGGAGTGACGGGGAGGGCCCCTTCGTCTCTTGCACCGTGGGGCCTCCGATGACCCGTTCTCTGTTGGGCACGGAGTGGGGGGCAGAAACGACGGGGGGCGAGACGATCTATCTGGCGTCTCGCGACTACCGCACGGGAGCCGAGGACACGCCGGCGCACACGCAGTTCCCTGCGCGCCTGTCGGTCCCCTACTCGGCGGAGTCCTCCATCCTGGAGAACGGTACGCCCACCGCGGGCGGGTCGGCCTCCCTGGGAGTCGTCGAGATCGTGAACACGGACGGCGCCTGCGACAACCTGGCGGCCTCCTCCTGGTACGGGCGGCGCCTCGAGATCAAGGTCGGGACGCGAGCGATCCCGTACCAGGAGTGGGCGACGGTGTTTCGGGGTGCGGCCGAGGGGCTCTCCTGGGGTTACGACCGGCTCACCCTCGCGCTGCGCGCTCCTTCCGCTGGCCTTGCCATCCCGGCCCAGACCGCGCGCTATGACGGGCGTGGGGCCTGCCTGCGCTTCGACGGGGTGGACGACTACGCCACCGGCTCGCTGGCTGCCGGTTTCCTGGGCTCTCGCACCTTCGAGGCGTGGGTCCGCCCGCTGGGGTGGCCGATGCAAGCGATGCTTGCCGGGCAGCTCGTTGGCACCGGTGGGTATCCGGCCGGTCCCACCGATTCCAAGGCCGCCGGATCGTTGTACTGCTACCTCCTCCACGATGGCAAGTTCGGCGCTCGTCTCGTGAAGTCCGCACTCGATGTGGGAGTCGCTACGAACGGCGGACAGGCCGTCCTGGGCCGCTGGCACCACGTTGCCGTCGTCTACGACGAAGCGGCGGGTTCTCTCGTGGTCTATCAGGACGGGCAGCCCGTAGCGTCTATCGAGGTCCCCTTCCAGCCGGTCACCGGGCCGACAGAGGTCAACCTGGGGCGCAACGTGGCCGGGGCGCAGTTCTTCGAGGGCGAGATCGACGAGGTCCGGCTCTGGACGCGCGCCCGAACGGCCGCTGAGATCCGAGCAGACATGCACCGCCGCCTGACCGGAGTCGAGGCGGATCTCGCGCAGTACTGGCGCGTGGCCGAGGGGACCGGCAGCACGCTCGCGAACGCGGTGACCGGCGGGGCATCCCTGTCCGTTTCCGGTGCGATCTGGGTTGGCACCAACGAGGGGCTGGAGAGCGTCTCCGGGCGTCCCAAGCCTCTGGTGTATGGCCGGGTCAACCACGTGGAGCCGGTGCTGCTCGATCCGGCAAAGCTCGTCTACCAGGTCCATGACGGGCCGATTCAGTCCGTGCTCGGCGTCTACGACCAGGGGGTCGGACTGACTGCGGCCGGCGACAGCGGCGACATCTACGCCACCGCTCCGGACCCCGGCAAGTACCGGACTGACCGCTCGCGCGGCCTGCTGCGCCTGGGCTCCGTGCCCGTGGGGCCGCTTACCGTGAGCCTCGAAGGGGATGCCTCGGAGGGTGGCTATTCCGCCGCTGTCGGAGAGATTCTGCGGCGGTTGGCGCTGCGCGCCGGGCTGACGACTGCGCAACTCGACGAAGGGAGCTTCGCTGCCCTGTCGGCGGCGCGCCCGGGCGTCATCGGCTACGTGGTGGCGGAGTCGGCGACAGCGGAGCAGGCGATCTCGGAGGTCGCCGACTCCGTGGGAGCGTACTGGGTCTACACCCGCGGCGGGCTGCTATCCGTGGGCGTGGTCGAGGGGCCGGGCACCGCGGTCGCCGAAATTACCGAGGCCGACATCGTGCTCGGGACGCTGGAGCGGCTCCCTGCGCCAACTCCTGTGCAGCGCTGGCGCATCGCCTACGGTCGGGTGCATCGGCCGCATGCCGCGAACGAGATCGCGGGTTCGGTCTACTCCGGGGCTCCTTCTACATGGCTGTACCTGCAGTCCGAGTGGCGGTGGGCGGTCGCGGAGTCGTCGGACCTCGGGGCGGATGTGCCAACGGCCGACGAAGTCCTGGTGCATTCCTGTTACGCCTACGAGGCCGACGCGCGCGCCGAGGCGGAGCGGCGACTCGCGCTCTACTCGGCCCCGCGAGACGTTTACTCGATGGGGCTCACGAAGTATCGCCACCAGCTCGACATCGGGCAGACGGTGACGCTGCGCCTCTCGCGCTACGGCCTGACCGCCGGTAAGCAGATGGTGGTCGTCGGCTGGGCCGAGGACGCGACGAGCGGGGACATGCGGGTGACGCTGTGGGGGTGACGAAGTGGGTGGTACGCGCCGAAGTGCTGCTCGGCGATCAGGAAGCGGACGGGGTGGGGCGCGAGATTGCCGCCGCCGTCGCCCCTGCCGAGGTCACCGCAACACAGGTCATGCCAACGGAGGAGGGCGGGCGGATCTGGAACGGGACGTGGGAAGCCTCGGCGCCTGGCCTCCAGCTCCACGTCTGGGCCTCGTTGCAGGCGTTGCTCACGGCGCGCGGATGGGCCGGGTCGCTCGCCTTGCACGAATGCCGGCCGGGAGAATCGTGTCGCAACGAGACCTATCGCGAATGGAGGAGGCCGAGTGGATGAGCTGCTGATTCTGACTCCGGATGTAAGTGATGCCGCCGCGATCCTCCCCCTGGCCTACGGGAGCACGCCCGGGTCGATGGGGGTGGAGAACCTCTTGCGCATGCAGCCGTCCGAGGTGTGCCGCTGGACCAACCCCGCTCTGGCCGGCTGCTACCTCGACCTCGGGAGCCTGCAACCGGTGGATACGGTCTGGCTTGGCTATCACGGAGCGCGTCCGTCTGCACCGAGCTCTGCGTGGAAAGTGCAGAGCGCCGACTCGTTCGACGACCTGATCGACGAGGCCATGAGCTTCGACTCGGGCTGGCTGCCGATGCCCAGCGCTGACCCGGACCTCTACGACGGGCGCACGCACGAGCTGTTTCGCCTCCCCGCCGAGGTCACAGCCAGGTTCTGGGCGATCCGCTTCGACTTCCCCAGTTCCGAAGACGCCTTGCCAAGTGGCTACTTCGAAGCCGGACGCCTCGTCCTGGGACGCGCCTACCGCCCCGCCGCCGGGGTGGAGTACGGCGCGCAGCTTGGCGTGTCGGAGCAACCGCAGGAGCTACAGAGCGAGGGCGGGCAGGTCTATCTGCGCGGCAGGGCGAAGCGACGCTGGATGCGCTTGTCCTGGGCGGCCGATTCCGAGCAGTCCGCCCACGACGATGCGCTGCGGCTAGCGCGGCAACGCGGGGCCTCCCGCGAGATGGTCGTCTGTTCGAAAGCCAACGGCTCTCCGGCCGCGGTGATGGCGCGTACGGTGTACGGCGTCGCCGATGAACCTCTGCTCGTGAGCATCCTTGGATACAACACCTTCACCGTCGACCTGACGGTCCGGGAGATCCCCTGATGGCCTTGAAGATGCGCGATCGCGTGAAAGAGACCACCACGACCGTCGGGACCGGCGCCTATACCCTGGGCGGCGCCACGACCGGTTTCCGTGCGTTCGGCGCGGTTCTCTCGAATGCTGACACCTGCTACTACGTCTGCACGGACGGCGTGAGCTGGGAAACGGGGCTCGGAACATATACCCACTCCATCAAAACCGGACACCAGCTCGCGCGAACGACCATCTATGCGTCGAGCAACTCCGGAAGCGCGGTCAACTGGAGTGCTGGGACCCGCGACATCTTCCAGTCCTACCCGGCAGAGGGGCTGCTCTTCACGGCCAACAACCTCTCGGAGCTGATCGGTACGCGGACGCTCGTACTGGCCAACCTCGGGCTGCTCCCGAGCTCGCAGAGCGGTGGCGCGAACGGACAGGTGGTCCGGCTCTCGTCGGCAGATACCTGGGTCGCTGCTTCCCGGGCCGACACCGTGGACCAGCTCGTCGGCCTGATGTTCCGGCAGGGCAACGCCTACTGGCCTCCGGGCTCGGTGATCACCGGGCTTTCTGGCCTGACCGCAGGCGCTGTCTACTACCTCTCGACCAATGGCGCAATCACCGCTGTCGCGCCGGACCCGACCGGTAGCCTCCGCCGCGTGGTGATCGGGAAAGCCATCTCCACCACCGCGCTGCTCTTCTGGCCGGGAACGCCGATCACAGGGTGAGCGATGCCGCAGATCCTCCAACCTACCGGAACGCTCCAGTACGACGCTTGGCGGGACACCACCTCGGGCAGCACAGTCCTGCACCCGGCCGTCAACGAGAGCTATCCAGACGATGCCACCGCGATCCGCTGTCCGCACGCGACTCCTGGCCCCTGTTTAGAGCAGCGAGCGGTATTCAGCCTCCCCCCGGCAGACACGCCGGCGCGCAGGACGGACCATCGCGTCTATGTCCGCCTCTGGGCGTGGCCGCAGCCGGAGGGGGTGCTGCTGGGCAAGGGCTTTGCCGTGGAGCTGTCCGATGGGACTGCGATGTATCGCTGGGGTGGGAGGGCTCCGGATGACCCCACCACCTTTCAGCTCGATCTGCCCGCGGCCAGTGCCGCTGATTACGAGGATTACGGCACTCTCACCATCGCAGTCGAGCGCCCGCAAGCGCAGGGAGGGCTGTACGTCTCCTGGGTCGCCGTGGAGATCCCTCATCCGCCGTTCGCTCACCTCGACCAGAGCAACGGCGGGTTGATCGTGGCCGCTCCCTCGAGCGGGTATTACCTCGAGCTGGTTGGTGGAGGCGCGCTGCGCATCGCCGGCGAGGAGACGGACGGAGCCCTCACCCTCGGGAGCGGAGGCGGTTATGTGGTCAAGCTCTAGGAGGTGCCGATGATGATCCACCGAATCCGGCGTGGGGACACCTTGCCGACGCTGCGCGCCACCCTGACCGGGCAGGATGGCGCCGCGATCAATCTGGAGAACAGCACCGTCGAGCTGCACCTCGCGCGAGCTGGCCGCGTGGTAGTGCGCGAAGCGGTGATCCTGGAGGCTGCCAAAGGGATCGTGCACTACGAATGGAGCACCGCCGACTGGGAGGGAGAGGAGCTGTCGGTCGGCTCCTGGCGCCTGGAGTGGCAGGTGTCGCTCGACACGGGCGACGTGATCACCTCCCCGCCGACCGGGCACGACGTGCTCGAGATCGGAGAGGACCTGGCCTGATGGCAACTCTTGGTGAACAGTCCCTTCTGTCGGTACTCCACGGCGGGGAAGTCCTCCCCGGTGTCGAGACGGAGCTCGCAGCGCCCCTGCGAGCGCACCCGAGCGCCAACATCCCGCTCACCGCGCGCGCGGCGCTCGACGTAGTTGCTCGGCGACGCGGCGATCAGGCCGAGCTCAACCGGGCGGCCGCGCTCTGGTGGGAGCACCTCGAGCCAGGGGTTCCGGGCGTGCTGATGCGCAACGAATTCGGCTCAACTGTCTATGGGCCATGGATCGTCTGCCCCATCGCGACAGCCGCCCGGGTCCATGCCGGCAACGATGCCGGACGGCGAGCCCGGGAATGGGTGCGCGCCTGGGCCGCGCTCGCGGTGCTCGCTACTGGCTGGGAGGAAGGGCTGCTCATCTCCGACCAGGATGATCCCCCGGGGCGCCCAGCTCCCGGGCCGGTGTTTGCCACCGCTCAGAGCGACCGGCAGGCTGGCTACACCCGCCGACGGCGCGGGATCTTGCCTTCGGTCTTCGCCGGCGAGCGCTCCTGGCAGCGGTCGTGGCAGGGAGATGACGACTGGCGACTCGCTCGCGGCTACCTCGACGAGCCTTCGGCCTCGCAGCTCGTGCAGTCCCTGCTCGGGATCCCCTGGCGGCCCTACCCGGGGGAGGACGGCGATTGGGTGGCGCGATATGTCGCCGGGGTGGAGCGCACGTTCCCCGCCGAAGACCCCGTGCTCCCCCTCAACAGCGCGGAGGTTGCCCTGCTGGCCGCCGTCTTCGCGGACCGTTCAGCACAGTCCGTCACGCGTGTACTGCCCTGGCTCGACGGCTGGGTCCCCGAGCACCGCTACGTGCTCGGCTGCACCGATCGCGGTATCTGGATGCTCGCAACCTCGGGCGGCCGGACTTCGACGGCCCCGCTCTACGCAGCCACGTGGGAAGCGGGCGGGGCACAAGGTTGGCTTGCCTGCGATGACGGGCGCCGGAAATCGGGGGGAGCCCCGGATGCCATCGTCGCTGGCCGAGGATGGGAAGACGGCGATCTGCTCCGGTGCGAGCGATCGGATGGGCTCTACGGCGCCCGCGAGCTGCGCAAGCCTGGCGGCGCCGAGCTCTGGCGCCTGCAGATCGGTCCGGACGGCTACCGCCTCGAGGTCCCCGCTGGCGAAACTCCACCCGCGCCTCCGCCTGCCCCTGCTCCGCCTCCGGCGCGTCCCAGGCGCCGGCGGTGTCGCCTGCTGCGGCGCCTCCTCGGGAGGGGCTGACGTGCCCGGAGCGCCAGCCGGACTCGCTCCCTTCGAGACTGCGTACGCGCGGACACACGCCTGGGAACAGCCGTACGCCAACGATCCGGCAGATCCCGGGGGCGAGACCGTTTACGGGATCGCGCGGCGTCGTCATCCCGGCTGGTTCGGGTGGCGCAGGGTCGAGGCTCTGCGCGCTCAGCCTGGCTTCCCGCGGTCGCTGGGGACCGACGCCGAGCTGCAGCGGCTCGCCCGATCCTTCTACGCGACGGAGTTCTGGCGTCCCCTGCGCTGTGACGAGATCGCCGAAGCCGGGAGCCCGGATCTGGCCGCCAAGGTGTTCGATGTCGCGGTCAACGTCGGGCGTCGCAGAGCCGCCGAGCTCCTGCAGCTTGGCCTGTGCTCTGCGGGGGGAACGCTCGAGATCGACGGCCGCATCGGTCCGGACACCCTTGGGCACCTGGCCCGCGCCGGCCCTGGGATGGCCCTTGCGCTGCTCCGCTCGGTGCAGGCGGGTTACTACCGCGGACTTGTCGCGGCGCGCCCGGCCCTGCAGCGATTCGCGAACGGCTGGGAGCGGCGGGCGCTGTCGTGAGTGTCCCGGGGGCAACGCCGAGGGCAGAAACGGCGTGGCGCGAAGGCCCACCGAAGTGGGTCTACACGGCCTACGCCGTGAGCCTTGCAACGATCCACCTGGCATTGGCGGGGCTCGACATCGGCAGATACTTCGATCTCTTCGAGTTCGCCTGGCCGTTCTACGCCTCTCTGATCGCGATCACGAGCGGCTCCGCGGTAGCGCTCCACCTCGGCAGGCGTCGCGCTGCGCGTCCCCTGGGAATGTACGACGAGAGTGCGCACGCATACCCCTACGAAACAGCGGGGAACTACGATGACACCCGAGACGACCTGGGACTCCCGGCTCCGCCGCGTCGGTAGTCTGGTGCTGCGGCATGGTGTGACCTTCGCGGTCGGAGGCGCGCTCGCGATCCTGCTGGCCGGGGAGTTTCTCGACTGGCAACGCCAGCAGGAGCCGGCGCGCCGCGTGGTGACCGTCCGCCCGACCTCGCGACTGGCTGATGCCGAGTTGGTTCGAGTACCGGCCGATCTCGTCGTGCCGGTGATCCCAGGCCGGACCCTCGCACGACTGGAGCGCGACTACGCCACCGGGCCCCTGGCAACCGTCGTCCCATCCGGCGACATCGTCGGGTCGAGCGGATCCACTCTGCCCGGCGGGCTCGCCGGTGCGGAGCTCGTGCTCGGCGAGTTCCGCCTCCCGCGACTTCCGGAAGGCGGGGGGGCCCTGGTGACGCGCGACGCCGGCGGGGGAGTCGACGTGCGGGTGCTGCCAGCTCCCCGCCGCTTCCTCTCCATCCGCCCGGAGTGGTCCGTCGGGGGACTGGTGTCACCGTCCGGCGCGGACCGCGACTGGCGGGCCTACGGCCGCTGGAGCGGATTGCGAATCGGCCGCATCCATGCCGTGGTCGAAGGCGGGGCACACCGCACCGGGGGTCGTTCGGGCGCCTACGCCATGCTGGGCGCTGAAATCCGCTTCGGCGCTCAGTAGACTGCCTGCGCCAGTTTGCTTGCATGCCGCTCTTTTCTTTTTATCGAATCGACGACCCTAAAACCGGTCGCTTTAGCACCGGGATACAGGGTCGCAATGGTGTTTAAAGAAAATTTTCAAGAAAAACTCTTGACTTAAGCGATAAGATTTGTATGATAGTTCGTATAAGTTAAGGTTTTTTTTAAACAATTTTACCGCCGGAACAGCGGGATTTTAAGCCTGTGGAGAAAAACATTGGTTTTTCTGCGAAGCAGGAAGCCACAGCCCTTTAGGGCGTGGTAGTTCACGATACCAGATACAATCTATACCGGCGATAATGATACCAGACACAATCTATACCGGCGATAATGTCGCCACAATGAAAACATGGCCAGACTCGTGCATCGACCTTGTGGTAACGTCACCACCTTACGACAACCTGCGAACCTACGGAGGCCACACATGGGACTTCGAGGGTGTGGCGCGTGAACTGACCCGCGTGCTCAAACCGGGTGGCGTAATCGTGTGGGTGGTCGCTGATGCTACTGTCAAAGGAAGCGAGACGCTGACTAGCATGAAGCAGGCAATTCACTTCAAGGACGTGTGCGGGCTGCGTGTGCATGACACGATGATTTACAAGACCAACAAGCCGCCGCAAAACGGAAACCGATACGAACCCTGCTGGGAATATATGTTCGTTTTCTCGAAAGGTGCGCCAGCAAAATGGAACGCGCAGCGGGAAAAAAGCATCGCACCGGGGGTGAGACATACAGGAGGGATGCGTGGTGCTGATGGCGAGATGAAGGCAAGAACCTACAATAACCGGACTGGCGAAACCAAGGTGCGCGAGAACATCTGGTATCTGCCGCGCTCGCCGCACAGCGACGGTAAAGAGCGGCACGGACACCCGGCGACATACCCGGTCAAACTAGCAACGCTGCACATACTTTCATGGAGCAACGAAGGCGACGTAGTGCTCGACCCGTTTGCGGGCAGCGGCACGACCTGCCTTGCGGCGCGAGACGCTGGGCGGAAATACGTCGGCATCGAAATCAATCCTGAATATATCGAAATCATCAACCGTAGACTTGGTTTGGCTAACGACGCGAGTGAGCCACACCGTTAGGCGTTGGCTCTAACGTTTGTTCGCCAGCCGCCGCGCCCAATCAGAAATCACCGCGAACTCAACGCCCGCTGGCGTGCCGCGAGCAGGTTCGCGAGCGCCTCCTTGACCGCCGGCGAGGTGCGCTCCTCGACGAGCTCGGCAACCGGCCGCATCGGCGCCTTGCGGGCGGTCCACTT